TAGAACCTAATGTTATTTTACCCCATGAGAAATTACCGAAGAATTCACTAGATCCCATTCCAGATAAGGAATTGAAACTAGAAACACTAGTTGTTACTCTCGCAACATAAGTATTAGCAATACCAGGAGTAGAAGTTTCTGCAACCGAAACTGCAGCCACTTCATAAACATTATCTATAAAGGTAGTTCCTATACCTATCACAGATCCATTTTGATATATAGATGTTAAACCATTTCCAATATTACTATTAGAAACTGTAAAGTAATATCCAGTTTGAATACCACTTATAGTAACAGCAGTTCCTGTTACAGTAGCATCTCTCATAAAGGAATCAGTTGGAATATACAAATCAAACACAACACCTGTAGATGCAACACCTACAGTGGTTGTAGAAATTCCAACAATCGTACCAAAATCACCTTGATATGTAGTAGATTCATTAACTTCATTTGTTGCTGATGGAACTTCAATAAGAACTTCAGGAGGAGTTGTAATAGTATAACCTGTACCAGGTGAAGTAACTGTTATTGCAGAAACGGTGTCTCCAGTAAGGGTGGATGAAACAGATGCTCTTGTAGTTGTTCCTAATCCCACAGGAGTAGAAATAATCACATCAGGAGCAGAAATATAACCCGTTCCTCCATAACTTACTACCACAGAAGATATTGTACCAGCAGCAGAGACAACAGCAGTTGCAGCAGCTGCTACAAGATTATTTTGAGATGTTATAGAAATCTTTTGAGTCTTAGCAGTTGTTTGAGATTCATTATCAGGATCAAAAAATGTTCTTATACTTTCTACATATACAACAGTTGATCCCACACCGACTGGTTGAATAATAACTGTTGCTGGATTAATCAAAGATTCCAATTCAGGTCGTGCTTTACTTACGATTTGTCCATCAATAATTTTATCAGTTCGTTGTTTACACCAATTAACTGTTCTTTCACAATCAGGATTACCATTAATACCAACACCCACATATGCGTTAGTATCAACAATATCAGTTGCAACAACATCAGTCACTAATCTTTCATCCTGCAGTAGAGATCTTGCACATAAATTAGGATCACCTTGAATTTCAAGAGTATCACCCTCTTTAACAGTTTCTAAAATGTCTGTAAATGTAACATCAATATCTCCACTTCCTTTATAGAAGAGAATCTTACAGGTATCACCATCAAATGTTCCATCATCATTTGGTCCTTTAGGTGCTTCAGAGAAAGTCAAAACACTACCATTCTCAAAGACATATCCTTCTCCAGGAACTTGTAAAGTATCATTTATAAAAACTAATAATGCTGCTTGAACATCAATATTTGACTGTTCCTTAGCCCTAATAGTAACAGGAACTCCTCCTTTCTTTAAGGTAAATGCTCTCTGAGAACCATTAAACTCACTAGTAATTTTATCTAATACTTCAAGTTCCCCAAAGAACCATGCACTGAACTGATCTGACTGAGTTTCTTCTATAGTAATTTGGAATTCATCAAAAGTAACATTAGGATCAGTAGGAATACCAGTAGTTCCCATTTTAGGGATAGTTAAAACTTGACCATTATCATAACTATATCCAGTATTTTTTATTTCAAAATTAATAACACTTGAACCTTGCCCTACTACTATATCAACAGTTGCTTGAGTTCCTATACCAGTAGACTCAGAACTATAAATTAATGGAAGATTAGAATATGAAAGTGGATCATCAATAACAACTTCGGGTGGATTAGTTGCCGTATAACCAGTCCCTGGATTAGTAATTGCAATACTAACAATATGACCACCACTGATAGCAGCAGTACCAATAAATTCAATATTAGGAATTCCTGTGCTTAAAGTTTGAAGACCTACATTAACAGTAGTTTGAACTCCTGTTCTATAACCAGATCCACTATTACCAATACTAATTGAGGTAATTGTACCAGCAGCAGAGATAATAGCAGTTCCACCTGCAGCAACAAGAGGTTGGTATCCAAAACCGTTTGTTGAACCCACTGATACAATCATACCCCTTACAGGAATAGAACCGCTGTTAGGGTCATAGGCTTCGGATGTGGCTGTTCCTGTGAAATGGATACTACTTATCCCAGTAAGACCCTCAGATAAGGTATAATCTTGATCAACAGTTAAATCACCTGTTGGACCTTGGAATATACCATTTATAAGAACCGTAGCATTAGAGGTAGAGAATCCACCAACATTTGCTTGATTTGATGTTAGAGTAAATGTTTTCCCAATACCATTAAATTCATCAGAAATATCATCAAAAACAACATTCTCTACATAAGGTCTATTCACACTACCTTCAGCTGCAGATCTCATGAATGATCTTCCTTGGAATGTAGAGTGAGTTGTTATTCCAACCCAATCTCTACTATCGGGAGGATTAGTAGTGGAACTTATAGGAGTAGGTCCTTGAGGTGCAGTAATAAAGTTAATTGTATTATCAATAATATTATAAGAACCTTGAATTTTACTTACGATTGAATTTGCTGTATGAACTCCAATATTAGTTCCCATCCAACCACGATCCACAAGAAGATCATTTGTAGCTCCATAACCAACAGTATTAATCTTCATTATTTCTTCACTAATTTTAATCAAGTCACCACTAAAGAATGAAGTTACACCAACAGTTTCAAGAACCTTTGCACCCAATGCTAATTCAGTAGATATTCCTGTGGTAACAGCAGTTGCCACAATAGGAGATTGAATTGCATTATCAAGAGCAATTATACATTTTGTATTCTGATCTTGTGCTGTTATCGTATGTGCAGCACCAGCACCTACCGCTGATAGATGTAAAATATTTGGAACGGATTTTAATGCATCTTCGGCACTCTTAGCAAACTTAATAGTACGTTCATCAATTTTAACAATATAAGTTGTTGATGGTAAAAGATCAGTAGATCCATATCCAGAAATAGTAGTAGTAGCAATTCCAATTGGACTTCCACCTGAAGGGTATGAATATTGAACTTCTTCACCAGTAACATAGAAGTGCTCTGGAATTGTAACAGTATTCTTAGTTAAATTAACAATTGATGAGTCACTACCATCAAAATCTCTTTGGAAAATATTTCTTCCATCATGTTGTAAATTAAATGCCCTAAGCACATCTGTTTCCGTGCCAGTATAATCTCCATAACCTACACTGATAGAAGCATTAGTTAAATCTATCTTATTAACAGTATCTCTATCATCGTTTCTAGCAGCAATTTCAAGACCCATCTGGAATACACGAACTGATGCAGCAATACCTGCATTAGTAGTGTACATTAATTGAGTATGAGAAGTAGAAGTTGAAACCGCAGCTCCTACAGTTCCTATTCCTGCACCAGCACTAAGAATACTTGCATATTCTGTAATATATGCTTCAGAACTATCATTTAGAACAATTACTTCAGATACTTCATAAACATTATTAGTTGTATCCTCTACACTAAGTAAATAATATGCAGCATTATGATCATTAATAGCAGAACTATTATTGATCTCATATTCAGCAATCTTATGTGCGAGTGGGGAAGATGAAGATGGAATTGCAGTAAATGCTGAATCTACAAATGCAGTATCGTAAACACCATCACCAAGATATACAGTTCCAATACCAGTTCCACCAGCTCCAGTATTAGCAGCTGCCATCGCAATAGTTAAAGTATCTACTGTACAAGCAACACCTGCATTAGGAACAAAATCAATATTAAGAGGACCAGTGGACATTGATGCAATATAAGTTCCCAATCCTGTTCCACTATAATCTTCATCAAATACCGTTGTTACTTGACCATACTCTAAAAGTTCTACTGTTGTACCATCATGAAGGATATTCAATTCATCAACTTCTCTCAATCCATTATCAGAATCAATTTGAACTAAAATCTTTGCACTTCTATAGGTAGAACCAATACCAACAATATTAGTAGTAGTTCCTTCAGCAACCGATACTTGAGTTGATTTAATATCAACAGAACTTCCTAAAGTAGTAGATCCTATTCCTGCAATTGTGCTTAGACCAACAATATCAAAACTAACTGCACTTACATTATAATCATTAACTTGATATTTTGTTGGATAGAAAAGAAGTCTTCCTTGATTTCCACTAACATCAAAATCAAAACTTCCCAGATCACTTACACTCTCAACTCGGCCATACTGATTGACAAATGCACTAGACCCATTATGTAAAAGACTAACGAACATACATTGACGTTCACCAGTGAAAGTCTTATCTTTAACAAGAGTAAAGAATTTTTTATAAGTTTGTTCAATATCAAAACTATCAGCAATACCAAATCTTGTAGATCTTGGTTCACTATTAAATTGTGAACTAATATCATCAATAACAAGAACTCTATTACCTACAGATTCATAATAATCAGTTAATATTCTAGAATTAAAGAAAACTTGATTAGACGCTATTCTATCATCATTAATATTCAAAGAATTTTCTGTAACTAAGTCAAAACTAGGATAACAATCTAGATCTATCACACCATCTAGATTTAAAAATGCAACTAAATCACTACTATTTCCAATCATAGATCTATCAACATCCTGAGTAGATTCTACAAGTAAATCACTAAATTTAAGGAATCCTGAAGGGTGATTAAGAGTATTTACAGCTTCATCCCATCTTGCCATATCAACTTTAGATTTTATAGAATATGAGAAGTATTGGTAGTAATTATTATCAGCTAATCTTTCAAGACTATTATTTAAAAATCCAGTATCCCTTTTCCAACCACTCTCAACAACTGCTCCTGGAGCAATTTTAACTTCTGCATCAAAATCAATTTTAGATTTAACTTTTCCTTGAGTATGTGAGGTTCTTCCTACAATAACATCTCCCACATCAAATTCAGTGGCTGAAGATAGTTTTAATAATTCAATACGATTATTCCAACTTTCCACTATACCAAATTTTTCCTCAGATTGAACCTCTTCACCTTCGTAAAAATTATTTTTCTTTAATTTAATATCAAACTTTGGAAAATACTTTTCAGGAACAATTATTCCAGCTGAATTTAATACATCGAAGTTACCAGGAAATTCCCCGTCTTTTAGATATCCACTTAAACTATAAGTAACAACACCAACACCACCACCTAATGGAACATTAACATCAGTAAGAGGGAATAATGAATATTCGTAATTGAGTGAATTAAACCCATTTCCTGTAGTTCCTACTCCAACACTTACATTCTCAATTAAAACTTTATCTCCAACTACTAATGGAGACTCATCACTAAATGCAGTATTTAATCCAACAGTAACATTTTTAGTAGACATATCATATGATATAGTCTTTATTTCAATACCATTTACATTAGACGTTGGTATAATGATTGGTGTAATATCATTAATACTCTTAGTATTTTCAAGAATAGTTACTTTAGAATCTCCAATCTTATAAAACAAATCAACATCCTTAAGTTCTTTTTTCGTTAGTCCATCCAATAACTTTAAATGAGGAGCTATTGTATAATTCTTACCTGCAGAAGTAATTCCTACTTCACTTAAGGAATTCAATGGTTCCATTAGAAGAACTTCAGATAAATTAAGAACAGGTCTTAAGGTAGTATCAGTAGGGAAATCATATCCAATATCCTGAATTTTTGTTGAATTAATCTTTCCAATCGTCTCACTCTTAGATTCAAGAATAGCACCAGTACCTATACCTGTTACAATAGAAGATACTCCTACAGTCTCTGAATAATAACTACCAGCAGATTGTAATACAATATCAGATATAGGACCATATGTGTTAGTAGAATTAGTATAATATGTTAATTGTGCCTCAGAAAGATTATAAGAATTCTTTTCTGGGGTCGCTAGTATATCATATTGGAAAGTAGTACTTCCAAGACCTACTAGGGAGAAAACTCCAGAATAAGTACTATCATCTACCACTATCTGATTATATCCAACAACTTCTTTATCAATAATGAGTTCTTTTTTAATATCCGAAATCAAATCCCCTTCTACGGGAGTAAATTTGTAAAATAATTCCTCAGGAAGACTATCATTAACTATAAGTGTAAGACTTGCATCAGAAGTAATTCCTACGGTACCAGTTTTAGATACTTCAAACGTATTAGTTGTGCGAGATGAATAAAATACATCTCTATAGTTCCTATCTGTATATAAATCCAAATTAAATGCAGCATATGAAGCTAACCCAACAAAAGAACATAAAGAAGGATCAGATAGATTAAACTTAATTGTATTAGTTCTATAAAGATCTAAAGGTGGATTAATAGGAGAAAGTGTCCCTGCAGAAGCAGATGTAATAGTAACTACTTCTGGAGTAAATTCTAAAGATTCAAATCTACTTAAACAGAGTTTTACCTTATCTTTAGATTGTCTAACAATATAATAAATTTTTTCATCTTCTAAACCACCAGATGGAGTAGACGCTGTATGAATTACTTTATCTCCATCTTTCCATCCATGATCTGTAATTGTAATTGTATTACTTATAATATCAACATTTCCAGCAACGAAGGATTTTGGATCAAAAACCATTCTTCTATTAAAGTCATTATATTTTACGGTAATATTTGTATGAATACCTGGTTGTACTTTAAGTCTTACCTTATCATCTAATAATAAACCATGAGTAGAAGCAGTAGCTACAGTAACTGTATTTTTAGATGATTCTCCCGTAACCACGAAATCTTTTAAAGTTTTAAAACTATGATATACACCAGTTCCTAATCCAGTAAACCTTAATAGTCCTCCAGAATTATTAGTACTAGCAATACCTACAAAAGTACCAGTGGATCCAAGTCCAACTCTAAATGTAGAAATTCCAATAAGATGATTAGAAATTTTTCCAACATATACTCTAGACTCATCTGGTAAATTAAAGGAAGTAGTACCATCAGTAGAAACTCCAATAGGATCCCCACTATTAGTTCTATATCTTAAAAGATCGCCAGTATTTAACTCATGATCAGGTAAGAAAATAGATTGTGATTGAATATAAACTTGTGTTATTCCTGCACCAGGATTAGAGAAGAAAATAGTTGTTCCAATTCCAACTCCAGTAAGAGTACCCAATCCAACTGCTTCTTTAGGTTCAAAATAAATTTCCTTTGTAGATTCAAAAGTTATTTCATTTTCTGGAGTTGTATCAAAAGTAAATTTTCTAGCATCTTCAGTTATAATTGAAGTTGCAGTATGAGCAATAGATATAGTTCCATTTTGAGCTCTTAATACTCTTAATCTAGAATTCTTTTCATCAACATTTAATACCTTTACTTTTTCTGTTCCGATTCCAAGAATATCATTCTCTCTAATAGATAATAAATCATTATTTAAAGAACCTGCAACTTTAAAGTAAGTAACTATACCAGTAACTCCTGTAGTACTTACTCCACCTGTTAATGAAAGCGATTCTGTTCTAACACCAATATTAAATCCTCCTTGAAGAGAATTAATTGAAGTATTAAATCCCGCAAGAGAAACTAAATCATCCTTTACAAAATTATGAGGTGAAGTAGAAATAGCTACATATGTACCTGAAGAATCATAAGGAAGAATTTCTAATTCAGAAACTGTACTAGAAGCAACACTAATATTTGTGACATTTACTCCCCCAATTTCAGAAACTTTACCGTTAGCCGCTTGAGCACCTCTTAAAGGTTCAAAAATTAATTTATCATTAACTTGATAATTTGTTCCTCCTGTTAAAATACCAACAGACTGAATATTACCTGTAGAAACATTACTTACATCTACATTAAAATCTTGATCTCTCGTAGGTTGGAATAAGAAATCATAATATGTACTATTTTTATTTAAACCATAAGGAGTAGTATTTCTAAACCATTGGGTATTTTGTAAATTATAATCTATTTGATTTGATTTAATATCAGCATTAAATGGATTAGGTTTTGATTTAAATGTATTTCCAATCAAATATGGGAATTCAGGAATTCTATACTTATTAAAAGGTCCTGAGTTTTCAATGAGAGTGGGATTAATGGTAGTAAAATATGCATAAGTACCATTTGGATAATCGGGTGTTACACAAAAACGACCATTATGCTCATCTAAATCACCTGAACCATCATATACATAATCTTCGACAAAAAATCCTTGAGGGAAATCAGATATAGAAGGTCTATTAGAGGCAGTTGTCAATTTATATCCCGACTTCATTGCCCTTACAACGCCCCCATCACGCTTTGTATATCCATAAGGACCATATATGGGGTAACCATCATAAGACCACCCTACAATGGGAGAATGGTACTCTGTAGCAACTTCCTGATCGTTAACTTTCTCTAAATCAAAAAGACCATATTTTACATCATTATTTTGGTTTCTAACATATACAGACTCTCTTAATTTTCGAGGTGTATATAAATGAGTATATTGTATACCTAAAGTTGAATTGGGAGACGGATCTAAAATTCCATCATCCTCAGAAATAATATCTAGATACTTATAAAATAAATTAACAGTCCATGTTTTAATACGAGCTCTAAATCTAGCATTTAAACCACTAGGTCTAACTCCAACAATAATATTACCAGTATATCCAATACCCGCATTAGCTATTCTAACATCTACTAATTTACCACCACTCACAACAGGAACAAGTTTTCCATAACTACCTGCACCATCTGTAAAGAGAGTTAATGTGGGTGGAGCATCGTATCCAAATCCTTCATTCGTTACTAAAGCTTCTTTAATGCGACCATTATCAATAACTACACTAACTTCTGCATCAGTACCTGCTTTTAAATCAAATAAAGGTTGATTATCATAATTTAAAATATCTGATGATCCATAACCTATCCCACTATTAGTAACTTGAACAGATTCAATAGATCCTCTAAATAATGGGTGAATTTTAGCACTAAAATCTTGTCCACTAGCAGTAACAACTCCAATTTGACCACTTAAGGTGACTGTAATGGGTTGATAATTAAATGAGTGCTCTCCTGTGCCTAATCCAACTGAAGAGAATCCAATATATTGTTTTGTATTATAATAATGCTCTCTTGCAGTTGTTCCTACTCCCACACTAGACAATTTGAAATTATTTACATCAACAGAAGTAACATAATAATCAGTATTTGAAGTTATACCACCAATACAGTCTTTTTTAGGTCCAGTAAAAGAATATTGAAGAATTTCTCCTGATTTATACCCATGATCCTTAATGTATATCTGGTTAAGAGAACTACTAATTCCTGCATCTGAAATTATAACTCTTTTTTTATTTTCGTATCCAGATCCACTGTTTACAACTGAAATACTAGATATAATTCTTTTCTTTTCAAATGTTTGGAATTGATGAACTCCTTCTCCGAAACTTGTCAAAGAAACAGTATTTACACCTGCCTTAATAGCCTCTGTTTGATCAGTATAGAGTTTTATTGTAGATACACCTACAACATTTGCATAATAAATTGCGTCTGTAGAAAGTCCTCCAACTGCAACTCCACCATTTGTCTTGTAAATTACTTTTTCACCATTTTTAAATTTATGAAATGTACCGAATCCTATAGTATCATTCTCTAAAATAACCCGATCAGATCTATCTGTTCCTAAACCAATCGAATTAAATTTAACATCATGGTGCTTAAAAATAGTATTACTGAAAGCTTGAGCACCTGTACCATTACCCCCTGTTATAGTAATAATAGGATCCGATGTATAATCATATCCACTATCTTCAACATCAATTGCATTTAAATTACCTTTAACAGCACATAAACCTGTTGCACCTGAACCTACATTATCCACCAAATGTAAAAGGGGAGGATTAATAACATCATAATTTCTTCCTGGAGCAGTTACCTCAATTTCATCAAGAGTTCCATAATAAACAGTATCTTTTGATTTATAGTTTAAAATTTCAACACCATTAACCAATATACCCGTTCTATTTCCTGGTTCACTTATATAATTACCAGCTTCAGGATTAGGAGACTTTATTTCTCTCAGCAATAACTGATTATCTACTTTTTTACCTTGAAAATCAACAGGTCTTAAAGTATTTGAAGTAACAATACCAGATACTGAAATAAATTGGTCATTATCAATATTAGTCGAACTGGTAGCAAGTTTTAATTGGTTACTATTAAGTCTTTTTACGAAGAAAACACCAGGATCCATCTGAGGGAACTTACTGGTAGTTGGAACCTTATTACCTAAAAAGTCCTCTTCCTCAGTAATAAAAGAATCATAATAAACAGCATCTCCCGTATAATACCCGTGATCATCTGTATCCAAGAAAGTAAAAGTATCTCCATTATAACTACCAGTTAAAGTAAGTTTTCTATCATTAAAATCTAAAGGAGCATTTTCATAATTTGGTATAGAAGAAGAAGCAACTAAAATATCAGTATTAAACTTTGCATATATGTTTTGAACATTTGCAAGATAATCATTAACATATTGATAATCTTTAAGATTAACATCAACTTTACTTCTTAATATTTTTCTTTCGATAGTAGAACTAGCACTAACAATACGGCCTTGACCTTTAATAGAAAAACTATACTCACTTATCAATTCTACAACTGAAGAATCTCTAGTATCACCTTGAGTATCGGTAATAGTAACTTTATCTCCTACTTTTAACCTATTTTTATCATAAGTTACTACAGTATAAGTAAAATCGGATTCATCAACTAAAGATATTGATTGAATGTCATATTTAATAGCTAAATTATAAAGCCAATTATCAACTTTTGGTCCTGATGTAGTAATTCCTAAATTTTCTACCTTCGCAACATCATCTTTATCGTAATAATACGTCTGATTACTGATTACTGGTTGTGAAAGAACATTTCCAATTCTTACTTCTACTTTACTTGTAGTTCCGAAACCAACATATGCATATGCATTAACATTTAATCTAATATTATTTTTTAAAGAAATAGAATCTTCACTATTAATACCAATAATACTAGTATTAGCTACTCCTACCCCATAAAACTGATTTATAGACTTAGAACGATAGGTTAATATGCCAGTAATACCTGTATCATAAGTTGTTACTAATTCTCCTGATGGAGGGAACCCAATTGTTGAATCTACATCAATAACACTTGAACCACCTGAAACTTTTGTTATTATTTTTGTAATAGGATGAGCAGAAAATTCTCCATAAACATTTCCTTTCAGAGAAACATCTGCAGAATATCCATAATCAGTTGCAACTTGATAAAAATCTTTACCATCAACTAATTTTTTTTCAATATCAAAAATAGGAGCAAATGCTTTTGTTATTCCATATTGTGGATATGCATCTTGATATAAAGTACGATTTAAAAGGTTTGAAGGATCCCCAGATAGAGGTTCAATCACCATATTTTTACCAACTCTATAATCTGCATCAGATGGTCTAAAAAGAAAATCTCTTGGTCTTAATATTTCACAATGTTCTCCATATAAAGCCCCAAAAAGGATCCTAAATGATTCATCACTTCCCTTGGATTGATAAAAATCTCTAACTCTAGAAACAAAAAGTCTTTGATTTAAATCTTCATCTAGTTGTCTATTTTGAAAACCAGGAGAATATAAACCTTTAATCTTAATCAAAAACCTATTAAACAATAATGCACTTAAATTTACTATTTTTGCACCACTTATATGCTTTTGAATATTTGTTTGTGTAAAAGTTAATTGATCTTCATGAAGAGAATTATAAGACGTTACTCCACTAAATCCCCTAATACAACCTTTAAAAGAGGTACTTGTTTTTTCTTTATATAAAATAATTTCATCATCTATTTTAATTAAACCATATCTTTCAGGAAATTGATATGTACCAATAATATCATTAGATAAATCAAAAGATGCAGGTATTTCGGTAGCTCCCTGATTAATATCACTTCTTAATTCTGTACTATCAGCATTAGTAGTTAAACTGACTAATTTAACATATTCATCTATATTTTGAAGAACATCAGCAGAAGCAGTAGGAACTTCCTGAGAAGTATAATACTGCTTTAAAAATTCTCCTAATAAAGGAAAATCACTTTGCATAAAAGAAGGAAGTTGCTCCTCAACTATACTTTGTATTTTAACTCTTTGTAGATCGGTAGATATCATTTTTTATTAGATTTATTAGTAACCTGCAGGAGGGGTTTGTGGTTGTGGTGGTGGGGGTAGTGGATCAACTTCTTCTTCTGGGACTCCAAAACCAAATATTGGATCTGCTATTGCATCATTTACTGTTCTCGTCATCACTCTTCCATCAGGATAATAAGTTATATATTTCATATCAGATCCTTGTGGTATTGATACCGTATATGAACCATCATCATTATAAGTAGTAGTCTCACCTACCGCACTTACGTTTCCATCAGTATTACATCCAAAATGAGGTGTACCACGAACTAAAGTATTATCACCATAATTATCAGCAGGGGTTTCTGTATCACATGCAGCACTTACATCAACACCACTTCCATCGCCATTTCCATCGCCATTTCCTATTTGCAAATAAAGATCCTGCATTCCCTTCACATTATTAGAACAAGGAACCGCATCTACCTCAATCAGAGGAAAATCACGAAAAACATCGGTATCTGTAATCATAAGAGGGATTAATTTAATTTCCCCATGCATATAATCAATAGTACCTATATTTGATTTTACTATATCAGGTTCATTTGGTGACATTAATCTAAACAAGAACAGTGTTCCTTTTGAATGATCATTAGGATTAGGCTTATCTCCTAGATATACCATTCCTTGTATACCTGAAACATGGAATCCACTAGATCTGATGTTATGTCCAGTGCAGTTCTTAACAAACATACAATTTCTAAAACATAATTCATATTCCGTAAAACTATTTAACGTTACTCTCATATCCCTTCTAATTCTTATAGACGTAATATTAGAGGTAATTGAGGGATCAGCACCGTCAATCATACATTGGAATTTACTAAAATTAAAAGTTTCCCCAAAATCACCTAAAGCACCACTATCAAGATATTCTTGAAGAGCATCTAATATTGCATTTATAATATCATTTGGAGATCGACCCAAATTACAATCATAATAGGCATTAATATCAGGTTCTATATACAAATATTTTAAATCTGTAAGTTCTAGTTCAATTCCCCCTACATTATATTTTTTAACTGCATCTTTGATATTTTCTTTAAGTGGAGGTGATAGATAATTTCCATTTATAGGTTTTATAGCACAATAAACTTTTCCGTATCGAGGAGGACTCAATTCTTCTCCTCCAAAACAAGAGACAGCTTCTGTTTCGGGAAATACACTAGGAATTAGTGTTTCATAATCCTCTGCAGTAACTGCCCTATTCTGACCTTCATGTGCTCTAGGACCATACTCTTTAATAGATTCAATATCTTCTATCTCTGCCCCTCCATAGGAACCAGAATTATATCCACCTGCACCACCTGTACCACCACCTTCACCAGCACCAGTACCACCAGTAGTTAGAGTACCTGCAGGACCTATACCATAATATCCTCCAGCACCTACGCCAGTTCCAGCACCTCCTGCACCACCACCTGTTACAGTAAGTAAAGAAATACCTGATGTAAGTGCTGCACCACCTAAACTACCTCCTCCAGTTCCACCACCTGCACCAGCACCTCCAGGACCTCCAGCACCACCTGTAGTGGTTCCAGTTATTCCCGATCTACCATCAGTTAATGTTCCGTTAAATGTAAGAGTATTTATTCCATTTCCAGCTGCTCCATTACATACCACATAAGAAACTTCAATATAACTCGGTGCTTCTAGTTTTTTACCAAAAATACCATCTCCAAAGATTAATTCATACCTTTCTCCCTCTATTTCTTGTATCCAATAGACAGGTGATTCACCAGTTACCTGAAATAAGGTCTGATTTGTTGTATAATGTCCATGACAACTTGTTACACTGCCTGTTTGACGATATTGTCTACTCGTATTTGCAGTTTTAGAAGGTTTTACCGTAACTTTAATTGTAGTTGTATCAATTCCTGCATTATCTAGAATAAATCTTTGTTTTGGATCATAAGAATCAACTGTAAAACTAGTAGTAATGTAAGTTCCTTCAACAAGTAATACATTATTAAATAATGCTCTATTCCCAGTAACTGGTTGTACTATATCATCTAATGTTACGAAACTATAACTCTCATTTGCAAATGCTCTTGTTGTGGCTACTACTCCTCGGTGTAATTTAATATTTTGAGGTTGAGAAGAGTAATTAGTAGTATCTACGTAAAATGAGACGTTAATTCTTGCTGCTCTTCGTGATCTAGGTAAATATCCAATATTTTGTATTAAAGAAACTACATTTTCTCGCAATGTAGCACTATCCAAGAACACCTCATTCGATACCATATTGGCATTATAGGAGGTTATATACGTATTATACGCAAGAATATCAATAATGGAGGATAAATTAGATCCTTCAAAATCATAATCCGTAAATTTGGAGTTAGATCTGAGATAATCTTTAATTGTTACCTTAATCTGGTCAAAATCCAGATTAGCAAAGTTAACTAATGCCATTTATCTTGTTGGTATTAACACGAATGATAATTCTTGCACTGGAAGTTCCATTCCAATGACCTGATAAGTTATTTTTACGTCCATACTATAGTTATCAACGTTGGCATTAACACCAACTTTGATTAAATTGACTCTTGGTTCGTAATTTTCGATAACATTAATGATTTCTGACCTTATAGACATAGCTGTAATGTCATCAACATTCTCAAATAGGAGATTACCCACCTGTGAACCCAATTCTTCATTAAAAAATCGTTCTCCAGGAGTGGTAAGAACCAAATTCCTAAGAGAACGAGCAATAGCTGTCGCATTTTTAATCGCAATAAGGTCATTGGTTAATGGATTAACCTGAAAAGATGCACTCACATCCTTAAATGACTTACTTATACGTTGGACAGGCACTATTATGAAGCAAATATAACTTTATTTAGCACCTTATCCACTCACTTTTTATTTTCCTTGACCTCTCGTACGTTTTTTTGCTTTATTTCGAGAGGAAGCGGCATATTTCGTGTGTTTTCCTCTTCCTTGACGAGTTTTTTTCGGTACGGCTTCGACAATTTCGCCTCCTAAAGCACTTCTCATCGGCATTTTTAGGTTTCCTCCACTTTTAGTTCATTTGGATCAAGTTTATTTTCGTAAAAATCAGCTGATAATTCATCTAAAATCCGAGC